CAAGCAGGCTATTCAGTTGGACGGCGTTAGTCGTTCCGGCCTGCACGCCGTTAGCAACTCTGGAGGCGATGCCGGCTAGGCCAGCCAGGCCGGTCTGCGCCGACTCAGGCAACTCCGCAAACGCCGCCGACACCTCCCTGGCTCTGGCGATCGCTCGCTCGGCATCAGTTCCGACTTGAGAGCCGAACAGACCGAGTCCGCGCTGCTCGCGAGACGGGCCTTGCGGAGAAAACGCGCGAGTTGCGGCCTCGGACTGCGCCTTAATCGCCTCAGTCCGCTGACGAACCTCGTCCAGCCGCCGCACGGCCGCGTCCAGGCCAGCCTGCGAAACCCGGATATCAAGTCCCTGCGAACTCAGTCGCTCGATGCGGGCCGTGATCTTGTTGATCTGGGCCTGCGCGACCTGCGCCTGCTCAATCAGCTCGCGAACCGCGGGGCTACCGCGGGTCGCCGCAGGCAAAGACGAGAGTCCTCGCTGGGCCTCGACGAGTTTGTTGATGCTATCGAACGCCTCTGGGCGCACGAATGCCAGCCCTTGGGCGTCCTGAGTCGTGAGCAGCTTCTTCGTCAGACTGGCCGTCTCATTAAGGCGGCTGATTGATCCCGTCACCCGCTCAACGCTGCCGGCAAGCTGCTTAAAAGTTTCGCGACCGACCGACTCGTTCGCATTCAGCGCGTCGCGGACGGCGAGCACCTCGGCCTTTACGGCCGTCAAGGCCGGCGAGAACTGCCGCTGCACGGAAAACGCCAGCCCGTCAAACTGCTTGGTGGCGGCCGCCAGCGGGTCGGCGAGTTGCTTGGCAGCGAGCGCGAGCTGCTCTAGCGCCTTCGGATTTACGGGCAGATTGAAGTTGGCCGACTGCGCCGCCCGAAACGTCCGCTGGAGCTTCTCAAACTGCGAGAACATCCCCTCGAACGACTTGGCTGCGTTGTTGGACGCAGCCCTGATCGAAGACTCAAGCCGCTTCCCGTAGTTCTGCGCTTCGTCAGCAGACTTATTAAACGCCCGCGAAGCGTCAGCGGTATTTACCGTGACGATCGCGGAAATCTTGCCGATGTAGCCGCGGTTAGACACTGCCAAATCCTTGTGGCTACTGAGTTAGCTTCGCGAGTTCAGCGAACATCTGTTCCGGCGACTGCCTCGGCCTCTTGCTGGCGGGGATGAACACGTCTTCATCCGGCACCCGCTTGTAGTTCCCCGAGGCCGCCATGATCACGCGGCAGAGCCGCGCTGTCTGGCGCCAAGGGTTCTCCAGCGGATACCGTTTGTCGAACTCGGCCCAGGTGGCGAGTTCGCGACTGTCTACCTCCATCAACAACCTTCGCACCGACATCCCCAAGGCCAGGGCAAGCCGGTACTGAAACAACTTTTCGGGGCGAAGGTCTAGGCTTCCCCCAACTTCTCAACCGCCTCCGGCGTGAAGGCATTCAGCGACCACGCCTTCTCGAAGAGACGATTGATCACCGTGCTCGACTTCTTGCCGAGTTCTTCGGTTTCGGAGTCCTCGAAGAGCCGCGAGCCGGCCTCGTCGCAGAGCGTCTTGACGAGGAAGCGAAGCCGGAAGTGCTTCATCTTCTCCTCGGCGTAAGACTCCTCGAACGCCTCGCGCTCCAAACCGCTGATGGTCCGCAGGTGAACCGTCATTCCGTTCCACTCTGGAACCACGACGGCCTCGGTCTTCGTGTCGTTGATCGACAGGATGTCTTTCTTGCTCAAGCCCACTGCGAACCTCCGTAGTAGAAAAAAGAACTCACCAACCAGTGTGTGTGGTAATGCGAAAAACGGCGCGGCCGCTCGTGACTTGCCCCACGCCGGCAGTCACCTCGCCAGACTCGGCGATGGCATTAAGCGTGAGCGATGGCGTGAGGCCGGTGAAAGACAGTGTCCCGCTCTTGCCCACGATGTTCCTCAGAGACATCGTGGCAGTGCCGCAGATGAAATCCACCGACACCGCGCCGTGGCTCAACCAGTCGCCGGTCGGGACCAATCGAAGGTTGGCGGTGGCCGTACTGAGCGCCGACGTCATATTGACGCACTCGGCCGTCGGTTGCTCCACCGAAAGCCGAGTGGCAGTCAATACGACCGACGTTGCGGCCTGGGTGCCGCCGAACGCAAACGAGAAGGTAGACCCTTGTGCTACGAATCCAGCCATCGCTTACGCGACGCGGAAGGTCGCACTCCCAGAGATGAGGGCGCCGACGGAGCCGCCGATCGAGGCCGACGCGATGGTCGCAGTGACGCCGGTGAACGTGACGGGGCCGGTGATGCTGAGAGAGCCAGAAGTGCCGGCCGCGAGCACGTTCGTCGAGATGTAGTCGATCGTGACCTCGCGGTCGGTGGCAAAACCGCCGACGAACTCTCGGCGGCCGTTCGGCGCGATGCCGAGGTGCGAGCCGTCGATGAGGTCTTGCGTGTCATTGACCTGAAACGAGGTGATGGTGAGCGTGGTGCCGCCAAAAACGAAGGACAGTCCCTGTGCTGAAATGCCGGCCATGCTTGTTGCGCCTCCTTGCGCCAGTTACTAAGTGGCAGATTCCTGCCACCTGATCTGATACAGTTGCCTCACCTCGTAGGCCGGAGGCAGTTGTGCCCCGGCCACGGTCGGATCGAGGAAGTCGTCGGTTTCCGACACCAACCTCATATCTTCAATAGTAGCATTTGCGAGTGTGCCGGTGTGGCCGTCAAGCGCCAGCCGCACTTCGTCGCCAAGCTCGCGGACGCCGTCATAGGTCAGCGCCCACGACGAAATTTGGAGGCTTACCAGGGGCATGAACATCGGCCCCGACAGCGACGATTCGCGGGTGATGTTCGACCGCTTGTAGACGATGAAAGGCAGGCTGGCGACGGGCTTCGCCGGCACGGCGATGGGGTAAACCTGAAAGCCCACCAGCCGGACGACGCCAGGCGTGGAGACGAGCTTCAGGTAAACGTGCTTTTCGGGTGAGATGAGCATCAGAGATTCGCCATCCGCCTAGAGATTGCGTTGTTCAGGAGGGTCTGCACGACGTTGGCCGACTCGCGGATGGTGTTTTCCATCGGGTGCTGGGCGGGCATGGGAGGCAGGAGCTTGCCGGGCGTAAGCGTGTAGATGAAATCGTGCGGGTAGCCGCTGCCTCGCCGCGCCTGCCGAGTCGGCTCGTCTCTGCTACCCATGATGAAGTAGTAGCCGACACCTGAGCGAGCGAACTGCTCGTCATTCATCGTCTGCGTCCGCTTCATCCGCCCATTGATCTGCTGGTGGACGTTGACGTAGGTGCGGCGGCCCTGCGTGCCGGGCTTTCGGTAGCCCGTGCCGAACTCGACCAGCCAGGCGTGATTGCCGCTACCTTCTTCAGGGTCAGACCCCCGGTTGCCAGACTGCGCCGGCCCGGTGATCGCGACGTAGACGCCGTTGCCGTAGTTCTTCGTCTCGGTCCTGACCGACTTTCGCAGGTTTCCGGTGACGTCGCGAACCTTGTTGATGTAGCCGACTTTGATCGGCAGCGAAGCATTCCTGACGGCCCGCAGAAAGAAGGCCGACTGATCCTTGCCCAGCGCATCGGCCGCCTTTTGCAGGCGGGCGGCGAATTCGTTGATGCCGGTGAACTGCACCCGCGCGAAGGCGCTGGCCGTCTCGCGGCCGGTGAGGCCGCCGTCCAGAATTCTCGGCCTTGTATTCGGCGTGACGATTGCCATTACTGCATCTCTCGCACGAGCATTTCCATCATTGTGCGGTGCTGCCGCTCCGTCACGCTGGCGATCTCCAGCGTCTTGCCGCGCCAGACGATCCGGTGCTGAACCGTCACCGAGGCCCGGTAGCGGATGATCAACTTGTGGGAGGCGATGACGTTAGCCTGCTGGGCCTGGAGGATGTCGCGGCTCGACAACCCTTCGACGTAGGCCCAGACCGTGCCGGCACTCGCCCACGACAGCGTGACCTCGCCCATCGGACTCCGAATCTCAGTCGGAGCCTGGATCGTCACCCGTTCGTTGAGCATCCCGGCCTTGATCACGTTACGGTGCCCTCGCCGACAAGCATGATCTCGTAGGTGACGGTTCCAGACGAAGAGGCGAGCCGAGCCGTGGCCGCGGCGAAGCCTGAGTCGCTCGGCGACACGACGCAGTAGACGCCGCCGGGGTCGATGGCGACCGTGCCGGAGACGGGGAAGCCAGCGAAACCAGGCGACAGGCCGCCGACGAGGAGATTGCCAGACGCCGCAGTATTTCGGACATACACGACCTTCACGGCCGAGAACGACACCGTCACCGCTGCCCCGTCGCGGGTGTCGGCGAGGCTGCCGAGGGCGAAATCCGCAGTCCCTGCGGCTCCCGCGGTGCCGGTCTTACTCCACACCACCTGGGCCTGGTTCGCCGCCGTGCCGTCAGTAAACAGCATCGCGTAGGTGGCCGGCGTGACCCGCATCGCACGCGACAGATCGCCGGCGGCGGTTTCGTGGGCCACGATGGATACGGCGACTTGGGCATTCAGAGGCATCGGTCAGTTCCCCATGACGTAGATTTCGTATTGCTCGCCTTGCACGCCGCCGATGCGGAGAATGCTGCCGCCCGAAGTCGTCGCGAAGCCGCTCGAGTTGGGACAGGAAAGCAGGAAGGCGCCGCCCTCGCGGATCGGGTAGCCGCGGAGCGTCAAGGAGCCGAGGTTGATCATCGGCGAGAAGTTCCAGCCCACGGCGTCCTGTACGAAGTTGCGGAAGTCGGTGCCGCCCCAGCCCGCCGTCATCGCGATGGCCGAGGTGTTCGACAGGTTCTTGATGCAGACGAGCTTCACGATCGCGATGCCGCTCGTGAGCAGGTCGATATCGTCGTGGCCGATGGCGCCGAACGTGCGGCGGTCGCTCCATACCTTGGAGCAGTCGCCGACATTGAACGAGAACGAGACGGGGTGCTCAGTGGAGGCCCGCGTCAGCCCGCTCTGCTCGGTGCGGGTGGCCGCCACGTTCGCCTGCACCGTCGCCGTCAGGCTCATCGGTAGCCTCCCCAGCCAGACGCAGCCAGGAGCGTCTGGAACGTCATGGGGATGTTCTGAATCTGGAGATTCGCCTGCGTCACCGGCTCGCGGTTGGCGTACCAGTGGGCCACCAGAAGCAGGATCAGGTGCTTGAGCGTCGCCGGCACCGCCGCGCCGCTCGAGCCGTAGCCCGCCGTCCAGCGGACAAGCACGCTGTTCTCGTCGCCCCGCACCGCCGGCCAGACGCCGTTGTAGAGCGGGTAGATGCGGCCGGGCGTGGCG